ACCACTTGTTAATGCCGCCCAGGCGCTTGTGCCGTGCCCCGCAGAAGTGTATCTAGCCGACGTGCCGTTGCAGACGACTAAATAATTATCTGTTTCGTCTTTGAAGGTTATGGCATCGGTGGGAGCAGTTAGTTCCGTTCCGTCATCGGCATCCGTCCATGTTGAAGTGACCAAATACATTGCCTTAGAATTGGCGAAACCGTAGGTTTCGCTTTCAAAGTCAATCATCTTTAACGGTGCAGCATTGAACGCCCCCATAGTTGTAACTAGCGGGCCGAGAGTCCAATACCTATCTTTGGTAGTCTCTACCCCTTCCCCCCAATAAAATCGTTGTGTAGGAGATTCCTCAGCCTCTACACCAAGACCGCCACGCAAGTCTGCATATTCTCTTATATCACAGGGTGTGAAGTTCCCGAACTCCGACCCGCCAGTTCCAATTTTTGCAGCCCACGGAGCAACCTGTTTCTCTTGTATATCGCCCGTAACTTCTATTCTGTGGCTATTTAGAACAACGTACTGTGGCATTTATCCCTCGTAGACCATCTTTGCGCCTGGGGGTAGCGGAATAGACATCCGCTTTTGTATTTTATCTGCCTTTGTCTGAGCCCTGTCTGCCTGAGATTCTTTACCAACCATTGTATCAAGTAGTAAAGCCTTAGCCTGCTCAATGATAAATTCAGGTGGAATCTCGCAGGTATCGGCGTCATTAGTTAAACCCGCCTGCGTAGAATAGCCCATTATCCTAAGATGCAGACCATTTTCTGATGCGCCAATCCCAAAAGTATCATCATGGAACTTTAAGAGAGAGCCAGGAATTACGGAGTAGTGATTGGGGTCAATCCAACCCCCTTGATAATATTTGAGGGCATTGGTTACATCTTCCAACCAAATACCGGTAATGTATTTGAATCCCGATGGTATGGAGTATTCATAAACATCGGTTTCCAAGTCTACTGTTTCATCTATCTTTTCAAGGGTGTATTGTTTCTTACCCATCTCGATAGAACGGTTCACGGCGTCTTTGTACTGATTCCACTTGAACATCTTGTGAAGTTCAAACTGGCTGTTGGTCGTTAGACTATTAGCAAAGGCAGGGGCAACAATTATGGTGGTGTTCGTGGCATCAAAATCGTATACCTCCCTAGTCTGCCCAACGGCTACACCTGAATAGATATGGAAATCCCAACCGTTGTAATGGTCAGCCCCTTCTCTTAGATACGAACAAATTGCGTGGGTTGTATTGGAGTTAGTCTCGCACGTACCCACCCTGCAATCATCTAGGGAATAGGCAATAGATTGTATAAGTTCGTATAATGCTTTGGAGTAAATACCCATCTTATGACCTCACGCCCATTACTCGGAAAGTTCTGGCTTGGGTAGTTTGGGCTGCACTTGTTTTAATCTTAATAAACTGAAAGCCGCCAATGGGTACAGTCCACGTTGTACCACCCTCACTGGCCGTGGTTATTGCCTGGTCATCGCCACCATTAGTTAGGCTTGTAAGGTACAAGTCTTGGAAAGTGCCGCCTGTCTTTTCGGCCACCATGATACTCACGGATGCCTCGTCTATGGTGGGGATGATAACCTGCACGGTGTCATAAGCCCTTCCTAGGTCTACTTCTGGCGACAGGACACCTTCCTCTAACGGGTCTGCAACATATTTAGGAACTATTGCACTCTTCCATTCTCCGTGTATCATCGTCTTACTCCGCACACCCTGAAAGTTCTATTGGCTTCCTGGGCTTGACTAGAAAGCAGTTTAATGTACTGGAATCCGCCCAAGGGTACTACCCACGTTATCCCGCCGGTACCAGAAGTGGTTATCGGTTGGTCATCATCAGCATCATTTGTTGATGTGATATATAGATTCTGATATGTACCTGCCAGACTTTCCGAAACCCTCACGCTTATCGAAGCTGCCGTAATTGTGGGGATTACCACAAGCAAGGTATCATATACCCTACCCAAATCCACAGCGGCAGACAACGTGGTGCTAGTCGCTATTGTAATAATGCAATCTTTCCATGTACCTTGTATCATTTTTACCTCCTACACACACACTGAGGCGTGCTTATTCGTTTAGTTTTTCAAAAATATCGTTACACTTGCCCAAAATGTCATCAAGCTTGTCATTCATGTCATTGAGTAGGGTGTCATCTATCAGCGCGGTAGTGGTTTTGCCATCACCACCACACCCCGTACAGGGGTTTTCATAGATGGGATTATTTTGCTCATCATAACCAATGACCCTTGACCCCACCCCCCTGCACGATGCACAAACTACTGTTAAAGGTATTCCCATGTTGGCCTCCTAATCAAAGCCTCCCATCGCCATCTTTGCGTGTTGAGGATTCATTCTCTTATTCTCGTTTAACCCGCCAGTAACCCTCTCTTTTGTGGAAAGTTTCATTATGGGCGGTTGGGGGATTGAAAAAACCCTTACCATTTCAACGCCGCAATGACACCTCGTATCATTTCTTTGGTTCATTGGCAAAAGAACTTCCTGGTCTATCCCGCATTTCGGGCATTTATAATTGTAAATAGGCATAAACTCTCCCTTGCTATTTAGGGGGCAGCCGAAGCCACCCCCTAAATTTAGTTCTGTTATGCACCCGCAGCAGGAGCAGGGTCAGCATTGGTTGTGCCGGCAGCGGTATGGTTGCCCATCCAGAACTGCTCACCGCCAGCATGTTCAATCGGTGTCGCACTTGAAGGCACAGACACATAATTGTTCACTACATAAACACCAGACGTGGCATCTACGTCAATACCCTTGCAGGACGAGCCATTTGTCAGCCCAACAAAGTTGTCTTGAATCCAGAAGTTATAGCAGACTAGATTCGCATGAACATAAATACCCGTTGTGTTGGAGTAGTTGCTGGTAACATGGCAGTTCCTTATCCCGCCATTGATAGCATACTGGTCAGCCGCATCATAATAAGCGGCAATGCCATAAGTCTTGGCGCCAGTAACAGTGATGTTATCAATCCATGAACCCTTCATTGTGGTTGCATAGACGCCATTAGTAGCCGTGGTACCATCCATCTCTATTACGATGTCATGGAGATAGTTGTTATCCCCGGGGAAGGCTAGGTAGATTGCGGGGATAGCAGCATCGTTATAGATGTGGACATTGCACAGTTCATTACCTGAGCCGTTGATAAGCACCACCGCTGTTGATGCCGAACCGCCAGCGTAATTTAACGAAACCCCGTAATCTTTACCCGGGACTCCGCCACCACATCCGATAACACTTATTCCATAACCCGAATAAAGTAATTGCGTGGTTTCATCGTAATGGCCCGGGGCTATGAACAGAAAGGCTCTATGCGCCTTGTCATCGGCTATGGTCGTAGTCCCCTCGTCAAACCTACAGGCATCAATGCCCTTTTCAAAAGTCTGGAAGGCACTACCCCATGACCGACCATCGTTTCCATTGTTGCCGAATGAAGCATCAACAAAGAAGCACTTTGGCTTTCCTGCCATACCCCAGGGCAGCATATTGCCACCCCAACCCTTAACTACCGCACCTGGTTTTATGTTTAATTCCCTATACACGTTTACGTTTTGACTCATTTAGTTTTACCTCCGTTTTATTTTTAGACTTGACGGCTGCCGAGTCAGCAGCCCTTAGTTGTGCCAGAGCTTCTAAGCTCATAACACATGGCGGGTCATGTTGACTATCCCAAGTCAAATCAGTCTGGTCAACTTCTTCTGGCTTGGTCTTAAACTCCCGCCATTTTTCTCCGTAATGTTGGTTCAGATACTCGATTTCAGGCGAAGGAACAGGGTACTTTCTACCATAAAATTCCCGCTCGCCTAATTTGTCAAAGTACCTTCGTTCAAAACAATGAGCAACTACTAATGCGTCTGGATGTATCGAACCGCCAGGGGTAGTATCCCAGACGTAATACCACAGATACCTGTCGTCATGTTCACAGAATTTTAGGTCGAGCATAACGCCGTTCTCATGGATACACAGTAATTGCCTTCGTTCCCCTACGTTTTGTTGGAATGTTCTGTAGCCGGCGTTGTAGAGCGAGTCTATAAGTTTGGGCATGGCTTCATCGGATATATCATCCTTAAAGCACCGCACGTCAATATCATGGTCGTAGATATTGAAGTCATTATCTCGTACTGCGCTCAGGAGAGTACCCGAATCAATCCAGTGTCTTGCACCCAAGTCCTCTAGAACGCCACATACGCCCTCTAGTGCCACCTTAGCATCACCGGGATTAAGTATCCCCCTCCTGCGTCTTTCAAGATGCTCTTTCCGCCTTGTAGCCTCTACAGCATCAGCACAGGTATAAACTTTATCCCCGATGTGCCCCAAAAGGATTGAAGTATCGGCATAGACTTTTTCACCCATCTCTCTGGCACGTTCACAGAATGACCAGTCCTCACTCCATAGCATTTTCTTATCACTTGTAAAGACAAAGAATGGGAAACACTCGCACCATTGCCCCTGTTGGAGTCTGGGGAGTTCATAATGCTCTACCATCTCCTTCAAAAGGCTTTTAGCAATGCCCATAAAACCAGTAGCAAGCCACTTGATTTCATTAACCTTGCCGTCGAGCCGAATCCCACCCTTATCTTCTATGCCATAAGATGCTAGCTGTGAGCCATTCCGAACAGGGTATAAGCCACCAACTAGCCTATATCCCTCTTTCATGTCTTGGAATAGTTTAGCGAGATGATGCGGGTTGAATACAATGTCATCATCCAGAAATATCATGTAATCAGCCCAATCGTGTTCCATGAATTGTGTTGCAGCCACACTCCGCATCCTATCTAGCCACGCATCCCCACTGTCATAGCGGATTATGAAGTTGTTACCCAGTTCCTGATGTGCGAACTCAATGCAACTGGCAGTAATCGGGCTTACCCCCCTATGACTGCAAACAGACAATACAAAGTCCTTCATAAAACTCTAACCCTATCCTTTCCAAGACGTTTTTCAAGTTTCGATGTAACCCTTTGTGGAACATCATTGAAAACAATCTCTTGCAGAGGCTTTGTATATACAAAGTTACCCCTCATTGTGTAATGATTGTCCACTTGGTTATGCGCTGAAGGGACTTCAGCGAGGAAAAAGTCTATCGGTGACTTCAAGACCCATCCTCGCTGTTCCATAGCCTCGACAAATTTCTTACTATTCGCTTCAAAGATGGTTTCTAACGCCACCCCCGTGCAGTCTTTTGGTGCTATGAATATCCCTTGTAAAGTTTTCACTTATTTCCCCTGAAGACAAATACCGTTGTATTCTCTTTCCTCACCAAGACCCCAGATGCACTCAGTCAAGATTGTGTCGCAACCAGCACGCGGGTCATAGGCTACCTTAACCGTAGGTTCACTCTGGACTATCAGGATAATAGCCTCTTTCTGAATCAGGGCACAGTTATGGTTCCCAGCATTGGCCTCAAGGTTAGTAGAGACATAGACTGGCGCACCGTAAATCGGATAGTTCAGTTTTGCTGATTCGATTGCAGTTGTTTTCCCCGAAGGATTCACATAATCTAATCGGACAAACTTGTCTATCTTCATTAGGCTACCCCAAGTCTCCGGGCTGATAATCCAGGCCCTATCGGTCATGGGTACATTGTTTGTGGTCAATGCGGTAACACAATCGATCAGGTTGTCATCGGTAACGTCTACACCAATAGTTCCCTTGCGAGTGCCACCGTGTAAGGCATCAAAGGTTGCGGTTACTGTTGCATCTACCTTTTCCGTCATAGCCGCAGCATCCATCTTGGTATATGCGGTGAGCATATCAACGATAGATTGCACCTTGGTAATCTTTTCCAGCTTTCGGAAAATGTAGTAGTCGTTAGTAATGGACACATTTGTCCATCCCTCGTTATTGGTGTTGTAGGTGAAGTCTGTGTTTACTGTGTGTGAGAGAGGAACCACCTTGGTTATTGACCCCAAGTGAAGCGTATCTCCCTTCTTCATGTCCGATTCAAAACGCCTATCAACCAGACCAGACGCTACTGAATTGTTAATGTACTGGTCAATGTATAAGGCACTCCAAATTTCGGGCACAAAAGGTGCAGCAGCAACTACACCGATAGTATTAGTTATTTCGGACATCTTAAGCTCCTATTATTCGTTATGTTTAATTCGACCTTCTTGTGCCGCTTTACTTATCTCGGATTTCAGGTCAAAGCGTTCTTGGGGTGTCATATTTTGGATTTCTGACCCCTTGAATACCCGACCAGTCCCAGAAGCGACTTGTGTTCCTGAATCTATATGCTTTGGTAAGCGGGATTCAGGCTCTTTGGTTTCAGGTTCTTTTTTACTTAGCCCCCGAATAACCAAATCTTTTGCCATGATTTGCATTTCCTCATATGTTCGGCATCCGAGCAACTCCTCTGGGTCAATCTCTAGCCCATAGTTGGTCTTTATTTCCCTCGCTGTTTTTGTGGCATCTCGGAATTGCAGACCACTTCTAGCTTCTGATTCGTACGCTTCCCATTTCCGTTTCTCATCTTTGAGTTTGGTGGCCTCGGCCTCATATTGTGCGTAAAGTGTTTGTAGTCTTTTGGCTTCGGGTAAGTCCTCTAGCCCAGAAAACATTTGACGGTCACGCTCCAACTTGATTTGATGTAGCGAGTCCTCAAGTTCCTGAATCCTTTGAGTTGTTTCCCGGAGTTCACCTTCGGCTGCTTGCGCCCTACGCTCTGAGTCCTTCCACTTCCTCTCGATGGTTGCTTTGGACTTGCCTACGGCAATATCAATGAGTCGTTGCTGCTCGTCGACTACAGTTTTGGACTTCTCCCCTTCAGTTCCCTCTTGAGTTCTGGCCTCGCCTGATTCCTGAGAAGATTCTGTTTTCTCCAGTAAGTCATCAGCCATTTTGTAAAACCTCCGTTTTGTTTTTTATCCAATTAAAAAAGCTCACACAAGCGAGCCTGTAATTACCTATCTCCCTGGTAATGGTTTTGACGGTGCCTTGTAACCTACGGGATTAAAAGTAGTCCTTTTTGTGGTTTTCTTCGGTTGGTTTGGCTCATAAGTCATAACAGTCGCCCCAAAGAAAGCCAGTGTGCCATAAGCCATACCGGCGGCAAGCCCGTGCTCATTAACGGCATCTATCGTATCTTGTAGAGCCATCGGTGTTAATCTTTTGTAGGCTTCTTTACCTATGCCTTCAGGTGTCCATATAATAGGATTCCCAACAGCATCCTGCCCGCTCCAAACATCCCTGACTAACGAAAGACTAGGGGCAAATTTCATTTCCCCAAACCTAGTGAGTAGTCCCCACCTCCCACCATACGGCCATTCGTCAAGCGAAACAACCTTGCCATCTGCAGTCATCTTTCGATTCGTAAGCAGTTGTGCTATAAGTCGTATATAAGGAACAAAACCACCCGAAAAATCCGCCCTTGTATTCCCCATCTTTATCCTACCGAAGTCAGTCGAAATGGGATTAAAGTCAACTGAAATTTTATCCTTACCAAAGGCTTGTTGCGCAGAATAAGCTAGTCCGAGTAGTGTAGCATTGCCCGCCACAAAAGCAACAATGTTTCTAGTCATCTCCTTGGCAATAGGTCTGTATGCGGGATTCTTTAAACACTGAATATAGGTGAGGGGTAGTTGTACTCTAGCCAACTGCAGCCGAGGAGAAAACAAGAACGAGTTAAATACAGGCAATGCTTGTCTAATTGCTTCCCAATCTCCCCGTCCCGTCAGTTGCCCAACAACTCTGCCCCACATCCTTATAAAATCATCGTCTACATTAACACCCGCCCTAACCCATTTATCAAGACAACTCGACCCAACATCAACCCTGGCCTTATTCAAAAGGTTCACATATCCTGCTTCTGACCACCTTACAAACGGTATATTAGCAGCGAACTTACTGGCATAGGTTTCCTCTCGTTTTAATAACTTCCCGCCAGCGGCAGACCTTTCCGTGATAGGCCAACCGAGATCAACCATTTGGTCATACCACGGCATGCCCTCTATTGACGCCTCAACTTCCTTTGTCCAATTATTCTTGCGTATTTCCTTCGTGCTGCCAGATTTCTTTAGAAGATAGTTTGCTACCCCTGCAAAATCATTCCACGCTTCGCCAAAGAAGGGTTTTATGCCACCCCCCCATATTGCCTTTGCAGAGGCTTTGGGATGACCGAAAAGGAAAAACACATTCTGGCGCAATCCCGCAGAAACATCGAGTGAGGCTAATGTGGCACGGGGTATATTCATGGCATCCAAAACAAGGCTTAGGTTTTTCCCCTCTTCGGGTAAATTTGTCCCCAGCATCCTATTTATCAACTTTACCTGATTGCGCTGCGGGAGTATCCTGTTCCCCTCGGCATCAAACTTGCCAAACAATCTGTCAATACCGTCAAGGGCGTTAATTCTCTCGGTGGTCTTATAGTCTTTATTAAGGCGTATGTAATCCTTTACGAGTGCCTTGTCTCCAGGTGTTAATCCGACATCTTGTGGATTATATGATTGTTTGGGTAATTGCCCCTTGAGTTCATGGAGTGCTGCCCTTTGGCCTGCCTCTGCTGTTTCAGCCCCAGCTAATGCCTCCTCTGCTTTGGCAAACCGCCCACCTCGTTCAGCACGATAGAGGGCTTCCTGTTTTGTTATGGCGGACTTCACCCGTTCATTCAAAAGTAATATTTTATCTCTTACAGAACCGAGTGGGTCTGGTGGAATTGGCTGTAATTTTGCTGCAACTTTTGGTGGGAGATTTCTTGGCACTTCACCTATAACTGTTTTGGCTACTTCTCCCACCTTTGGTGCGACTTCAGGTATCTTGGAAGTAACCTTGCCAGTTAATTTCGCTATAATTTCCCTAGCCTGTGATTCGGGGGCGGCAAGGGACATTCTCTTGATAATATCATCAACCGAACCCTCACCCAATCTTGCAAGTTCTTTCTCGCCCCATTGAATGAGTTTCTTTAAAGCATCCCCGGTAACCATTTTTGTAGCTTTGGCACCCCCAGGAATCGGGACGAAGTACAAGGGTGCATAAGGGACTTCCCCAGCTACCAGTTGCCTAATGTTTTCTTGTTTTTCTTGAGACGGTAAGCCATAAAGCCCAGCCCCCTGAAGTCCTGATTTGTATGCGGGGGTTTCGGGTGTTGGTTTTGGCTTATCCCACCGTTCTAGGATTCCACCCGTGATTGGTTTTGCCACACCTGTTTCGTATGGGTGTGCATATTCGGGGGATAACCCCATTCCTTGATATATATCCCCCGGGTATCTTGTTTGATACTCTGGTTCAGTGAAGGTTACAGGGGTTTCCTCGCCCGTTGTAGGCCGCATCGAGACACCCTGTTCCCATAACTTAGGTTCTATTTGTGTAACCTGTGGGACATATCCCTGTGGTCTTACACCCCAACCTGGTTCGGGTTCATAGAGTTTCTTCCACTCCTTATAAGGTGGGACTTGTGCCTTTTGTAAAAGCTCAGGTGGTAGCTGGTCAGTTTTCCACAAGCCTAGAATATCCGTGCCGGCGGGCGGTTTTTGTGTCGCCGCACTAGGCGATGGTTGCCCAATAGGTTTCTTGGTTGCCCACGGTGGACTCCAAACTACCATTAGAGTTGGCTTGCTCCTGTCAGCATCGGGGAGAAGGCTGTTGGTTTCTCGCCCCTAGCCTCTGGTCTTTGCTCAAACCATTTAGCCATAAAGTCATATCCTTTAAGGAAATCAGTCCACTTTTGACCCTTAGCTGTGGTTTCCCATATACGCCTTAACTCATTGAATACGGCTGGCGAACTTGCCCACTCATTCATAAATGGGGTCATCTTCAAGACATCAAGGGCTGAATAAAACTCACCCCAACCCTCTAACTCCTTATTGTGACTCCACTCCCAGCTTTCCTCCCTACGCTTGTTACGGTCAGCAACTTCCCTAGAATCCCAATATCTTTTAACGTCTATATCCCAGTCATTCCAGTAATCAGTATCAGACTGGGCCTGTGACTTCTGTGGTGGTTGATAGGGAACGTCTTTTGCCCAAGATGCAGTAAATACGGGATTACCGAATGAATCGTACTTATTGGTCTGCCTAGTCTCCAATCTCATTGTCGTGCCGTTGTCTACCATCTTCTGCATCTCATTAGGGGACATCTCTGACAACTCACGCCCAGAGTTCATTAGAGACTCATAATCAATAGACTTTAACTTATCAGGGTCATCAGCGCCCCACAACGGGATACTACTCTCATTGGAAAACTGTTCAAACACAGATGATATATAATTGACTACTTTCGGTGCTTTGTAACCAGTATCCCACAAACTTGCTATACTTGCCTCATCTTCCATCGCATCCAACCTCTCGTCTGAAATAGGAACATATCTAGCATTGTCGCCTATTTCTTTGGCGAATTGAGATAAATTAGTATCGTTTTGAGCTTCATAAAATTCTGGTCTAACTTCACCGTGCTCTACAAGAGAGAGATTAACACCAAGTTGCTGCTCGGGTGCCTTAGATACGTTTTCAGGGGTAATTTTACCTTCCTGTATGCCGCCAACAACCCTCTCCATAGTCGTACCCTTTTCTACTTTACCCTGTTTCTCCATATCAGCGCCAACAGCGAAGTAATCGGGTAGATTAGAGGCGCTTATATCCGAAACCCCCATTTGAACTTCCTGCGCATAAAGCGTACTCGCACTTCTGCCAGCAGTTGAGCCGTATGCTTTGGTAAATTCCCCACCAGTGAGTGTTTTAATGCCCGTCTGGGTAGGTGTTTCCCCCTCAGCATAAGCCGCTTTTGGAGAGAATATAGAACCCTGCATAGTATTACTCAACCAATCGCCAGCTTTAGATACATAATCTTTCAACGTGGTTTTTAACTGTGTTTCAGCCCGTGGTGTATAGGGTTTAGTGGTGGCTGCCTGGCCATATCTCTCTGCCACCTTATCAACACTTTCACCCTCTTGCCACGGTGTTTGTAACCACGGGTATTGCTCACCCAAAGCCTTAACTCTATCTAATTGCTCTTGATAAGATTGCGTCATACCAGGTTGGTAAGGGACATAACCTTTACCTGGAGCATACGCTTGTGTGGGCGGGGCTTGTAATTGCCTAGTAACATCTTCTGCTTCGGCTTTCCGTTGTCCATAAGCCGCGTAATCCGGCTGAGCCTCATAAGCGGCAGTAGGAATATTACTGTAATATGTTTGAGGTGGTTTGGGCTGATAGGAAGTTGGTTGTGGGATTCCATATGCCTTTGCAGCCGCAGGATTAGCTGCCCATGCCTTTGCGGGATCGAGTTGTAAGCCGGTCGCTAGTTTACCCGTATACGGCTTAGATGCTTTCTTATAAATATCTTCTTCGGGCAAGCCAAACATATTAGCCATTATAAGTTACCTCCCCCCGCTACACTTGATAGCCGCCGGGCTACTTCTTCCTCACTTGTTGGGGGTGCCCCTTGCGATTGCCCTTGTTGCGGTTGACCCTGTGGGGGTTGCTCCTGTCCTGACTGTTGTAAAGCCTGAATCATTTGCTGTACCGCTACTTGGTCTGAAAGGTCCTCTTTCTGAAGCCTCTTAATAAAGTCAGCAATCATCAAGGTAGCCTCGTCTTTTTTACCCTGTTCTTTTAGAGCTTCGATTGTACGGAGTATTTTAATCTTTGGTACAGCGGGGTCATCCACATTCAGTATCTCCGCCTCATCTACTCTCTTTTCTTCCTGAACCCCGGCGTAGTCCTGAATCTGCCCCACCTTCTCCTGTAAGAACTTATTAGAAAGTAGGTTAGTTTCTTGCATCATCTTAACCTTCGCCCAGTTGTTAGCATCTTCCTCTGGGGTAATTGACACAAATTCAACCTCAACCTCAAATTTACCCTCAAGGTCGCCAGGTTTAATTTCTTCTTGAAAGAATCTACCCTTACTGTCACGCCCAACAGCATCCCACTTCATGCCAGTATAGATATATTGCTCAACCATCTCGTAGATTAACTTTTTATAGAACGTAGACAATCCCTGTAAAAGGGGATTGGCAACATTCTCAGAACCCTGAAGGATTTTACTAAGTGCTGGTTCTGACCATTCCTGCCCCTTCCACGTTTGTCCGTATCGTAAATAGGGATAGGTTATTCTCTGTGCCGCCTGAGAAAATGTTTGATAAATCTCCCGCAACGTGCTGGACACATCTGGGGGATTGACCATTTGTATCTTCGCTTCCATAGGAAGTGTGGTCATTTCGCCAGTACCCCACGGCATATTCACCTTCATTTTGTCGTCAGGGACAAAGGCGAACCCGCCAGGTCTATCACTCTTTCTAGCAACATTCATGCTTATCGTTAATATTTTATTAAGTTGTTCATAGGTGTCCCTGACCCCAGCGTAAATAGATTCACCCCAATTTGTGACGTAGGCATATTTGTCTGAAGTGCCGACAATGAGCGGGGTGTCGCCTATCGGGACTACAATCACGGGTGGGTGCTCGAGTTTATGTTTCGAGTCTCCATCATTGGCCACCTCGTCTGCCACCAAAATAACATTATCCCCATCATCCCAAAATTCCATTAGCCGTATATCGGATAACTTCTCACCCTTAGTATTCTTAAAAGCCTTAAAATCTTTCTTGTATTCAAATTTAATTGTTTCTGAATCACGCCATGTTGAGTAATTAGTCCATTCCATTCCTCTCGCACTTGCCCCATAAGCCAAAAACTTCGGATGCGGGTCGTAAGGCAGAATATCAACAATAACCCCCTTGTCTTTTTTGTAAACTAAAATCCTTCCTGCTATGAAGCCCCTAATAGCACCATAGAATATAGAACATGACTGCAATTTAGGCATGAGCCTATTATTCAACCTGTTATCCGCCATAGCTAGCGCAGAAAAAACAAACCTCTCTAATTTAGCTTCTTTCTTCCCATTCTTATCATCTCGATGGAAGGCTAGTTTTAATTTAGAACCCCCAAGTGTCTGCATTAAGGAATTGGCAAACGCCCTCGGTTCTGGATAGGTGACATTATCGCTCCAGCCATCTAATTTATACGGGCTTAATTGCCATATATTATAGTCTGAGTCCATACGGGTAACTAACGCCTGATGTCTGGTTTCAAACGTAGTAACTAAATTCTTGATTTCGCTAACTGTTTTCATAAGGTGACTTCTCCACTAAATCCCGCTCGGCTAACATGGCGGTAAATCTAGGGTCTCTCCATGTTTTCGGGACTACCCTGAATTTCGGTTCACTGTTGAAAGTAACCTCAAATGGCAACATTTGTTCGGTCTGTTCCATTGTTAGTTTCTTAAACTCGGTAAAAGTTATCTGTTGCATATCATCTCCTTGGTTTTAATACCCTTTTAATAGCTGACATTTTCTGTTTAGTGGCTTGTTCAAGAGAAATACCATCCATTAAGGGGTCTATAGTAACCCTACACCATCTCCCAGTTTTATTAGAATGGGCATCAATTATCACACTATCGGGATGTACCAAAGGGTTGTTGCGGTCAATGTATCGAGCGGTTACTTCAACATCATTCATATTTACCTCCTTACCTGGATTGCTTCGCACTTTCCCATATTCATCTCCTTGCCTTAACCATGCCACCAAATAGATTTAGCTGAACGGAACAAAAGTGTCCACTGTACCGCTACGGCGATAAAAAGAATCACCACAACAATTCTGCCAATCATATCCCACATACCATCTCCTTACTCGGTTTGAATGGAAGATAACTTGAAGGATGTATTGTAAAATTTTCTTGATTCCCACAATTAGGGCAAATCGTTTCTTCCTCCCTGTCATCAAAAATAGGGGTTCGCTTACAAGTGGGACAAATGCAGGCAACAAGGTGTTTATCTTTTTCTTTGTCTGTTCCCCATTCATAGATTTCCATTTCTACCTCCTTACTGGTATCGCTTCGCCTCGACTATCTCTGGTATAGACCCTCCCCCAGTTTGATTCTCCCGTTCTGATTCCATAACCAAATCTATTGACAAGCCAGTAAATCACAGCTTTACAGGCATGGTTATCCTTGTCTTTTGGCCTACCTGTATTAGCATCTCTCAACCACGATCCCGCCCCGAACACCGGCGACTTCCCGCCGCCACATTCGGCTATAAAGCCCTTACAAGAATGGTTTACATATAGCTTAGGTTTGTAGGTAACAGGGTTTACTTTCAGAAAAGTCCTTAGAAGTTCGATGCCCTGATTCTCGTCAACCCTTCTTCCCTGAAGGTATAATTTAGCTTTACTCTGCCACACCTCGATAGGGGCCGCCATTGCCTGGTGCTGTTTCCCCGCTACGTCAATCGCCCCACCGACAACTTTATGCCACCATCTCCTTTGCTGGCAAATATCAATCATGTCTTCGGTGGTATATCCCTGAAAATAAAGTTCGTCTATTAAGTAAACGTCATCGTTTTTGGTTTGTATGACTTCTATGGCGTGCGCCCCGGCGTAACCAGGGTCTACGGCTAACTCAACAGGTAATTCGGGGTCAACCCCATAACTCCCCACATGAACGGGATTTGAGAACTCCGTCATTATCAAGCCCGAAGGCTTACACGGCAGTGCGGCGTATCTCTCCATCGCCAAATCAAGCGGGGTTTCCATGAACAGACGATAGATTTCGTCATTTACGTTTTCTACCTTCCTCCCGCCGGTGAGGGTGATGGTTTTATCCCCAGGTTCAAACGCTACTGTATTGCTCCACGTTGGCAAAGAAAACGATTTTGCATCCTCGTCATTCTGCCCCTGCCAGCGAGTAAAATAATCGGCATACCAGCCTAGCGAGCCCTCAAAAGTTCCCGTTAAAACCATCGGGGCTTTCTTTTGAGCTATCCTACCCCTTAGCCTAAGATAAGCCTCATATTCGATTTGTGCCGCCTCACAGACCAACACGAAGTCGGGAGCCTCCATGCCGATATCCTGCGGGTCTTTGGCTGATTTCGTGGCTACCCGGCAACCGTTCCAGCAGGTAAATTCCCACGGTGGTATTTTAGTCGGGCCGCCAGTGCTTATGAGTCCTAATTTCAAACAGTCGTTAAATAAGTATTCAAATTCCTGTCGGGTCTTTTCATACTCCGCACCGACCAACCATATCAACTTAGAGCGAGGGACGTAAAGAACTGCCTCTTTGGCCCCAACGTATGATTTACCCCCTCGTTCTCCCCCTGCCACCAATTTGATACGGTGATCGTCTTGATGTACGACGTCCTGAAGGGGAGTAGGGGAGTATTCCAAATCCCTGTAAATACCCTGACGGTAATCCTCTAATGCCATTTTTACCCCTGAGTCTTTCGCTGCCCGTTATAACCTTCGGGCGGTATTGTTTCATCAACTCTTGAAAAGTCGGAAAGCGAGGTTGATAGTTCATTTCTTTTTATGGACACCTTTAATTTTTCCTTTATTCGCTGAGGCATAGAAAACCCTTTTGCCCTTCTCTTTGCCATATTCCCTTTTCATATTCTTGAGAATTTTGTTACCCTTCTTCGTCAGTGGCATTATTTCACCAACCCCTTTATTTTTTGGTTCCGATAATCAATGCCCTGCTCCATAAGTGTATTCACCCGTTCCCTGCCCACTGTCCCCTGCCTACCTAAACTTCTCAGATAAATAATCGAAATCGGGTCGTCAATATTCTCAACAACGAACTTTTGCAGTTTTTTTCTAGCCCCTGGCCTCACGTTGCTCTCTAGTCTATTCCAGCTCAAGTCCATTTATTTCTCCTGCAAATACCTGATTCGTTTTATACAACCACAGGGGATTAACAACCGGTCGTTATTCTCCCCATATTCCCTATCAACGCTTGCCGCCAACGCAATGTGCCGTGTGTTTCTGTCTATCACATATCCCACTGTCCGAATCTCGCAGCACTCCCGAGATTTAGTGTCAGCGTTTTTTTCCCACTTCTGATTCCCCGTTGAATCAACCCAATCAACCTGTGCTAGTTTTAATTTCATTTTTCACTCCCCTTTAGCTTTGATTGTTTTTCTTTTTGTATTTAAAATTTCTAGGAGGGTATCCCCCCCGCACTACAGTCGAGAAAGGGAAGTGGGGGTCTCCTGGCTTCTACTCTCAGGGAAGCTCAAAGAATGAGTATAATCATTATTATACCCATTACTTTACGTTCAATACTAGACCAAGAAGTGGATTAAAGGTTATTTAAGCCTGGTTATCCGGTGATTCTAGTTGATAAAGTGTTTTTATTGGTTCAGTTTGTGCAGATATAGTTATACCACTCTCACCACTACCATTATCACTATCATTACTCTTATTTATACCCTTATCTATACTATTACTACTTATACTTATACTATTTAACTGTAATAGCTCGGCGTACTTCTCTAGTCTTTCTATGGCTTTCTGGCTTCTCTCGTCTAGGCTATGTTTAGTCTGTAGTATATCTATATACTTATCTGGGAAGTGTGCTTTTAGGGCTGCCAGTAATGCGATTAGCTGGCGCTGAGTACAGTCTATAAGGCCCCGGGCCAGTTGGTGTAGTTGACCTTCAAGTATATCGCCGTGCTGCTCCTTAAGGCTCTTATACTCTGCTTCAAACTCTTTGTCTGATTCAACCCAGTATTTAAATGTATTCCAGGACTTAAACCCAATCGCAGTAAGTGTAGGTCTAACCGATCCGTGTTCTAGGTAATGATCAAGAAACTTCTGTTTATGTGCTGCCGTTTCTTCTGGGCTATATCTAACCAACCCTATCTATTTCCTTTATACCTATGCTATTTTAGACAGCTCATACGCTGTACCTTTGATATGATTCCCGTGACCTCTTATATATTCAGCTATCCTATATTGAATTGGGGTTAGCCCGTGGCCCACCGGGGATTGCTCGGGGTCCCTGCTCCACGTACTCCAATGTCCTGGTATTCCTAAACTACCAATGGCAGTATCAATGTCTGCCTTACTTATTATGCTATTTTCAAAAGGTGCTTTGAATATATTACGGTTAGGTTTGGAGCCGCCTGCTTGCGATTCTCCAGCATCAAAGTCACCACTAGATACGCTTGAATAGTTATCTAGTATAGCGATGATGTGTTTAGCGGAGTACGTTAAACGCATACACCCTCTCACTTATATTATACCACGCCTGTCAAGTAATAAGAATCAATACCAATAAACGGTATAATGTATTTTACGCGGTTGCGTGCGCCTTGTCAAAACTCACCCCTTTATTAAGATTTGAGACTGCTACCACAATATATGGTGTCACCTATCTATAATACCCCTATATGTTGAGCTAGTCAATAGCTGAATAGAAAGAAAGTTTGATTTCCTCATTTATTTTACCGTTATGTAAAGAAACTACTTGACTTGAGTGTGTCTATTCCATACACTTAAACATACAGGTGGCAAATAAGCTGGCTGAATAATAGAGAGGAAGATTAGAGAGATGGCAAACACGCTTGAGCAGGAGAAGACACTAACAATATATCTCGGTCATCATTTTAATTGGAAGAAAGTTAGCCATGATGCCGGAGGGAACGCCATTGGCGAAAACAAACAAGGGATTATTGTCAAGGTAGACCCGAATGGCAATCTGATTAGCAGAATCGAAGTCTAACACCCTTCACACCTCCTAAGAGTCCCGGAGCCTAACCACCTCCGGGGCTGACAGGAGTTGCGAAACTCCAATAAAATAGAGAGGAGATTAGATGACAGAAGTGGAAACAATCCTGGTAACAATAGGAAATCAATGCCCTGCCTGTAATGTGGTACACCCGTTGTCCTGGGACTTCTGCGACCAATGCGGCTTACCTTTACCCGCCGCCTGTTATGTAGATGGCCCGTCAATTCTAACAACGGCTATTGAGCAGAGCTATCAGGAGACACACGACTACGAGGATATAATTAGCCGTGAGGTTGTTATAGAATTATTAAAGGAATCGCCGCTATACAACAAGATGATTACTATTCCATGTAGAAACGGCAAGGGTAAGCGGCTATCAGTCCGTAAGCGGTTAATTGATTTGCTGCTCAGTCCGTCCGGCGATTTACTAGAGGCTGTATCGCCCAAGGTCTTTGGTCATTTGAACGGTCATGCACCATGCAAAGAGGTTGTCATAAGCCGTCATATACTAGGTACTAACGATAACGAGGGCAAGGTAGATATTTACACGGCTTGCGACGAATTGTACTCAGAGCTTGGTTATCATTCATGTCAGGATATGCTTAACGAGGTTGAGGCCATAAAGGAACTAGCAAGGGGTGTAAAATGAAAGGATTACGTAAAGTCAAAGCATCTCGAATTGGTAATCATCCTTACTGCCCGCATTGCACTAAGCAAATTACTGATGGCGCATATAGAGAATGTCTTGACAATCCTAACATGGAATTGGATTGGCATTGGTATAGATGGGGAGCTGGCTGCCCGAATTTTGTCAAGGCGGAGCAATCGAAATGAAACACGATAAACTAGCTCAACCTGACATGTTTACTGATGCCGAACTTATTAAGCCGCCTGCTGGCGGTGACGCTGGTATGCAACTGGACATCTTTGGCGGCAACCATCTACACGAGACACAGGCAACAGAAAACGTGTTTGGGGCAGTGGAAATAAACCACAGGCACGAATCAAGGCAAATAAAATAAACAGGGGGTAAAGAGAGATGAACTTTTATATGGGGTGGGGTGCAATACTTCTGATGCTTTGGTTAATTTGGGTTGTCTTGATTCTTATAGGATTAAAAAGAGGTTGGTTCTTTTAGCCTAACCCAGACTAACCGAGACAAGAAAGGAGAGAACCGTGATTAGATATTTTGACTGCCCGCATTGCGGACTACCAACCCCGATGTGTAGTTGTTCTACACCCGACTCAGTTTACTACCCCGCGGAGCTAGTAAGGACAGACATACGCATCGAGCGCCTGGTGAGCCCAGAAGAAGGACTGAGCGACTACGACAAGAGTGAGGCGTTTGTTAAAGACTACTTGACAGGTGTGATATAATTATTAAAGTACCAATAGAGAGGAGATTAAGATGGCAGAAAACGAGCATTACCCAACTCCAAACATTGACCTTGCAACCTATCTACACGCCCTCGGTGGCGAGGTTATCGACATTGACCGGAGCGATCCCAAAGAGCAGGTCTTTCTATTCAAACTAACGGATGGCCAGCGGGCTGCGGTCCCGCATTTCTTTGATGGTACGGGACAAGTGTCTGCTCTGGCACTTTCCAACTCCAGGGGCGTGCTGTTCAAGATGCTGCGAAACAAACAGCCTGTAAATAAATAGATAGGAGATTAAGATGAAAAAGCAAAAATCAGGACTAGCACATCTTTGCCACCACGACAGGCATTGGGAGTTTTGTTATGACTTTGACAAAAGGATACGGTTTATCAAGAAGTATAAACCAGAAGATGAAATCGAGACACGGCTAAAATACTTCAAGATTATACCCAACAACATATTACCTGGCGGGGATTCGCCTAAATGGGATGCCTACGACAAGGCTGGGGCTGCCTTCGACAGGGCTTGGGCTGCTTGGGCTGCCTTCGACAGGGCTTGGGCTGCTTGGGCTGCCTTCGACAGGGCCGGGGCTGCTTGGGCTGCCTTCGACAGGGCCGGGGCTGCCTATCTAGCAAAATATAAACTAGAATTAGATAAGCTACATGATAAATTGTTTCCTGATTGTCCGTGGAACGGGAATACAATGTTCCCCAATGGACAGGGAGGAGATAAAGTAAGATGATACCAGGTGCAGGACTACAAATCATTAAAGTTGAGTTCCTTTTACAATTCGCTGTAGCACTCCTCAATGAGTTCGGGAACAACTGCCGAACAGATGCCGACCATTGGGGTGATTATGTTTCAGAGGGGGATATAAGGGACTGGCTACAGACGAAGGGGGAGAGAAATGAGAGAGATTAAATTTAGGGCATGGGGGCAGGGGTTAGATGCGGGCTATTGGGTCGAAGATTTTTATGTATACCAAGATGGTTCTATAGCTGTGGATGAAGGTATATATGGAGAAAAAGAGGAAAAGTATATTACCGAGAATGTTGTTCTTATGTATTACACAGGACTCAAGGACAAAAACGGCAAGGATGTTTATGAGGGGGATATTCTTGCCGATACAGATAATCCAGAGGAGCATTATATTTTAGGAAAAGTAGCATACAATCAAATACCAGATTGTATATATGCAGGTCAATATTTACTTGAGGACAACGAAGGGTATGCCAGTGAGTGGGATATAATAACTGGAGAGGGTTGGCATAAATTAGAAGTAATCGGCAACATCTATGAGAATCCCGAATTGATGGAGGTAATATGAAATCCTATACAGGTCTAATCTCAGAGAAAAAGTACCAGGGACTAGCGTTTACCACCATAAATACCAAAGAATACGGGACACTAATGGTAGATGCCTTAGTCCAGGAGTTCATAGACAATGGCAAGGTCTACCGGATAACCATTACCGAGGTTGAAGAAGACCATCAAAATGCGCCTATTACGGCAGAAAGGGAGCTAATACCAGCATGAAAAATCCTACTTTAAGAGGCACCTTTGAAATTAAGTTAAGCTCAGTGGGTCTAACCGCCCGCAAAGATGCGGGGATGAAGGACACAGCGATAATCCATGAATCGCTGGACAAACTCTTAGCTCAGTTAGACCCCATGGCCCGGAAGCGGATCACTTTTAAGGACTGCGAAATAGTCGAAGGCAAAGAATCAGTGTTGCCGTTTTGAGAGGAGGAGAGATGAAATATACTGAAGATTGGTTGGCCACTTCCATGCACGAAACTATAGAAGGTAAACTATATAAAAGAATTTGCCAAACTAATGCTGATGGCGAACTTATCGCGCTTGTGCCGTTTGGCAAGAATTGTGAAGCCAATGCCCTTCTTATCTCGGCAGCACCAGGTAACTACGAAAGGCTGAAGGAAACTACCACTATACTTGAAAGCCTGATGGCAAAATATTCGCTAACTGGAGTAAGGGAATCATTAAGTAGAACAATCGAGGCAAATAGACAAGCTCTAGCCAAAGCCGAAGGTAAGGAGAATAGAGAATGAGAAAATACTACTTTAAGGCTACAAAAGACAACATGGTATCGGGGTATGATGCCGCCTATCGGCATAGGATGGGGCACAATGCACACCCCAAGCCTGATAGGAAGTCGAAAGAACCATGCGGAGTAGGAGTACATCTAGCTAAAACAATTCACGATGCTCTACACTATGTAAGTGGAGCTACAGAGGTCTATCTAGCCACTTCCACTGATATTATCGCCAGTGATAGCTCGAAGGTTCGGGTAGGCAAGTATGAAATCCTGTGGAGAATACCACAACGGATTATCGAGGAGTACCAGTCTAAGCGGGAAGACCTGGACAAGGAGCACCGGTCTAAGCGGGATGCCCTATGCAAGGAGTACCAGCCTAGGCGGGATGCCCTGAGCCGGGAGTACCAGCCTGAGCGGGAAGACCTGAGCCGGGAGTACCAGCCTAAGCGGGAAGACCTGGACAAGGAGTACCAGTCTAAGCGGGATGCCCTATGCAAGGAGTACCAGCCTAGGCGGGATGCCCTGAGCCGGGAGTACCAGTCTAAGCGGGAAGACCTGGACAAGGAGTACCAGTCTAAGCGGGATGCCCTATGCAAGGAGTACCAGCCTAGGCGGGATGCCCTGAGCCGGGAGTACCAGTCTAAGCGGGATGCCCTGTACAGAAAAACTTTACGAAAGATTTTAAGACTATGCAGAAGCCGAAGGTAAGGAGAAAAATGATACAAGATAATCAAAGACCAACCGAGGCGGAAATTGTCCTTGCTGAGACTTTTTTGGACGCTGAGTTTGGAAAGCACGAAAAGCCCCAATCACAGGAGGTTTTACTTGTAAACCCCAGAGACCTTATCATCGCTCAACCAGAGGTAGCATTAGCTGAGTGGGTATCCTCCCTGGTAGAGAAATACTCGAGCTTGCAGGTAACTGACGAAGCCAGTGAGGTAAAGGCTACTTCCGCCCATGCAGAGATACATGGCTACCTTAAGCAAATCGAGGCCGAGAAATTAACTGTTACTAAGCCGGCCAGGGACTGGGTAAGCGATATCAACGGCAGCGTCCTTAACCTGACCACCCCCCTAAAGAAGCTGAGAGACAATCTACTGTCGGAACTACAGACCTACAGGGGCTTTGTCAGGGTAGCACAGGCGAAGGAACAGGCGCGGCTACAAAAGCTGGCAGACAATAGGGCGGCAAAGGCGGAGGCGGCAGGGAAGCCAGCGCCGTTACCCGAGGCAGTGGCTCCGCTTGTTTCAGGTCCGCCAATGTCATTAGAAACAGACATGGGCAATACCTCATTCGTAAAACACTGGCATTTCGTAATAACTAACCCTGACTTAATACCGAAAGAATTTTGGGATATTAACGAAGTGAGGCTTAATGCGGTTGCGGTCGCCTTGAAGGAAAAGACGAATATACCCGGTGGGTATGCCGCCTACAAAGAGACACCGTCAACAAGGAGGTGAAAGATGGCAGATTTTAGAAATTGCCAACTTATTATGATTGCAGAACTTAGGGAAAGGATTGAGTATCTTCAAAAGCAGGGTAAGGAATATAAAGAGATTCGGGCCTTTATTGTTGATAACTATGGGAAAGAACATTGGCTTGTAACAGACCAGCGAGGCAGAGATGAAGCTATTGCAGCAGCTTTGATGGCTTATGCCATGACTAAAGAGCAACGGAAAGCTGTGCTGGAATTGAAAGAATTGACAGGGCTAATAATCCCATGAAAGCCCCGGAGGACAGATGGGACAGATGAAACAAAGTCTTGCAGTATCAAATACAAAATGTCTCGCCTGTGGCAAGAGGCTATACATAATTCTAAACTGGAATGAGAAAGGACACTTGCTCTGCTGCTTAACACCTTTCTGTCATAAAGAACGCAGACCGCAAGGATGGGAGAAAAGAGAATGAAATTCCACAACGTTTTGATAAACGGCGAGACCTTTAGCCTACCGAAAGCAACCAGCATCATCAGCCTGGCCCGGGATAGGGGTATGCTGGTAGGCGATGAGTGGCTTACTTGGAATGAGGAGGGCTTAAGATTCGGCACACAGATACATAAACTGATTGCCTTTCTTCTTCAAGGCTCGGTCATTAAAGATTGGAGCGACTGGGGGGAGCCTGACAAGCAATGCCTCCGAGCTTTCAAGCGATGGTGGGATTTCACAGGATTCAGACCTCGCCTCGTTGAATGTGAATTGCACTCCGTAGAACTAGGTGTAGTCGGACACCCCGACACTATCGGAACTATCAAACAGCACATCGAGATAATCGACTGGACTACCGGTGAAGTGAACACTGGCAAGCTACTCCAGTTAGGCTTCTACTACCTGGCTTATAAGGAAATGTATCCGAGGCGTAGCATTTACGGAGCAAGGGCGGTACACCTTGACAAAGTAGCAGGCAACTTTGAACAGAAGATTCTATCCGAGGTTGCCCTACAGGGTTATGGTAGGGACTTCATTAAAATAAGACAGGCGATTGGAGTAATATAACGTGAGCCAAATAGAACTCCAGCAAAAGATATTGGGGCAGTACAGTAATAAGGTCAAAGAGGCTGTTGGGCGACTTTGCAGAGCACCGTGCGTAGAGTGGGTTGGTTATGGCAAGGAAGGGGGTAGCTGCACCCATAATGTGCTGCCGATATGCTCAGATGGTAGTGATTGCCCCTATTTCTTAGAGAAAGAACGAAGGAAGTAATATGACACCTTACTATCAGGACAAGGAGGAAATAAGATGTGGCTCAAAATCATTTTTATACTAGGTGGCCCATATATGTGTGGGGTAACGGGTGGGATTCTTTATAGATTAATGCAAAAGTCTACCCGAACTTTTGTAGACGGTATTTTTACACCCCTCCTTCTACTTGCTTTCCTGCTTGGAGTTTTTATGCTCGGTGTCGGTGTTTTAGCTTTGAAAAATAAGTGGTAGATGATATAAAAATACAAAGCAGCAGCCAAACGCTGTAGTCAAGAAGTAATGGAGTTAAAAATTTAAGGAGGAAAAAATAATGGCATTCGGAAAGAAACCAGTACCAAAGTCTAAACCAAAGGCGCAACCAAGCCCGTGCCGCCCACAGCCAAAGGATTGGGAACAACAACTAGACAAAGATGGACTTTTCAATCCCGATGTTCCACGACCCGGTGGCGAAATAGATGTGAAAGGAGAATATTAAAATGGCTACAGAAAAAGCGATAACCCTAAGAGAACCGCAAGCGTTAGCCAATCTGGGAGAGGTGCAGGTATTTGCCGATACCTGTTTTAAGAGTGGGTTGTTCCCCGATTGTAAATCGCCCATTGAGGCAGTTATGAAAATTGTTGCTGGCAGGGAATTGGGCATACCCGCCCTAATGTCATTACAAAAACTCTATATTGTTAATGGCAGAATGGGTTTGGCTGGCGAGGTTGCTGTTGTGTTATTGCAAAGGGCACACTACGAGATAAGCCACAAATACGACAATAGGGATAATCCCACAGCTTGCGAGGTTACTTTAACACACCCACAAAAGGGTGCCTTTACATGGAGATTTACAATGGCCGATGCAAAGAGAGCAGGACTGGTTAAGCCTAATAGTGCCTGGGAGAAATTTCCGCAGGACCTACTTTACTATCGTGCTTTAATGAGTGCTGCCCGGAAGTTTGCACCCGAAGCATTAGGCGGGATCGGTTATACCCCAGAGGAACTCCAATCAATCATCATTGAACCAGTTGAATCAAGTGTTAAGCCAGCATCATTAGTTGACACAGCTAAAGAACTCGGTGCTATAGAACTTCCAAAGATACCTCTTCTCAATAAGAAATACGGAGTAAGCCTAGAGTTTTGCTGGCATAAGGAACATGACAATGACGCATGGCAATCAGGACAATTCGGCAGTTATCACAAGGCGGGCAAAACCGCAGACACGCCAAAGGGCTTCTGCAATTTCAGGGACAGACTAAAGCCCATTGCGGCAGAGATAGCCAAAAGTCGGGACTGGGATGCCGATGCCATGAACGAAGTAATCAAAGAGAAATATGACAATAGAACATGGTCAAAATTGAGAGAGGAAGAGCAATGTCTCTTTCTCGAATCCCTTATAAATTCCGAGGAGGCACGGTAGAACCCCGTCAGACGGCACAGTTTAACGAAATTGAGGGGGTTAGGCAGAATAAAGCCTAACCCCCCATGGATAGGAGGAAATAATGGACACTTCAGAAACTTATATCAAGATGTGTGAGAAGGCAACGGAGATACACAAGGGGGGTAATGTTGTCTACACCTACGGAGACTATTTTGTTTATCAAGGTACTATTTATATCTGCAATGATATGATAATGGCATCTAAACCTGGTTATCTGTGGCTACCCCGCCAAGACCAGCTACAGGAGATGCTAAAGGGGCTTCAGGTTGATTCCCATGTACCACGCAAGCAAGTATTGGCTTTATGGAAATGGATAGCTAGCACCTCACCTAAACCAGATGATTCAATGGAACAGCTCTGGCTTGCCTTCGTAGAGAAAGAGAAGCATAACAAAGTCTGGGATTCTGAAAAGGAGGATTGGATTCACTCAAATGATAGACCTACGATGCCCAGAATGTAAAAGTAATAGGGTAAATGCGCAATACCCCAATATCCATTGCCTAGCTTGCGGGAACTCGGATACCCTTGAAGATTATCCTATATCCCATGAACACCATAGGACGATGTGCCAAGATTTCGGTGGGCTGGCACCGCCCTATTGCGGTGAACCGACAAAACTCTTTAAGAGGGAAACAGAGGAGTTAGAAAGTGGGGCTATCCTATCAAGACAACCCGAACCCACGCCACAAGTAAGTGAGCTAACCCAGATTAAAGGACAACTCAGGTATCTTCAGGGACAATTTAATGAACACCTCGACCGATCCAAGAAAAGAGGAAAGTATGAACAATATACTACTACGTAATATACTATATACGTTAGTTAAACCTAATAAAAGACATACGTTTGAGACTGTGGCGTTAATGGCGTTAATAATTAGTCTCAGGCAAAGTTAATGGTAGTTAATGGAGTTCACGGAGTTGATGGAGTTAAAGATATGAATCCTTACTTTAAGGATAAGTGGGTAACAATCTATGGATAAACCTAAACTTCTAGACTTATTCTGCGGTGCAGGTGGAGCAGCTATGGGCTATCACCGCGCTGGCTTTGAAGTAATCGGCGTGGACATTAAGCCTCAGCCTCATTACCCCCTTGAGTTCCACCAGGCGGATGCCTTGACATTCTCCCTTGAAGGATTCGATGCCTACCATGCAAGCCCGCCATGTCAGGGGTATGGCATCACTCGAAATATTCATACCTGCAAAGACAAAGATTATCCCTTACTAATACCTGATATACGACAAAGGCTAGTAGGGACTGGCAAGCCATTAGTTATTGAGAATGTCCCTGGAGCCCCCCTGCAATACTCGATTATGCTTTGTGGACTGATGTTCGGGCTGAAAGTTTTAAGGCATCGCATATTCGAGATTAGCTTTTATTGTATGCAACCCGGGCATCCTTATCACAGAAATATTAAAATCGGCAAAGACGGCTTTTGTTGTGTGGTTGCTCATAGCGCAGTCAAAGGTAATTCTAATTTTCAATATCCTGCCCGAAAAGCTATGTGGGTAGAAGCCATGAAGGTGGATTGGATGACGAAATACGAATTAACTCAGGCAATCCCCCCAGCCTATACTGAATATATCGGCAAGTATTTAATGGAGGCAGCGTTAGCAGCCAAACGCCGTAGTCAAGAGATTATGGAGTTGGAAGTTTAATGCCAGAACAATTAAGCTCTAAATTAGAGGAACTTCTCAAGACTGCTCAAGGCAAGGAAGTCAGCCTTGACCAATTAAGGGCTGAATTGAGGATAGAGCCTGGAACAAAGCCATGGCATAGCATAAGGGTTCTAATGCACAACCTCGCAGAGAGAAAGGTTGTCAAGCCATCCGGCCGCAAGGACGGTATTTATAAGGTTATCCAGCAGATCAAGCCAATCAGGGTTTTCGGGAGGGAGCGCCGGCCGCCGGTAAGGCTAAACTTCCCGACAGCGAGGGATACGGGGTTGGAATTAAGTTTCGCAGAGGATATAATTTTTAGAGAGGGTGATATGGTTTTATTGTCCGGCCAGTCAAATTACGGCAAGACTGCGCTATGCCTTAACTTCTGCGGGGAAAATCTGGATATGTGGCCCAACCTAATGGGAAATGAATATACCTCCGTAGAAGATGAGCCTATGCCGAGATTTCTAAATAGACTTGACAGCATGGATTGGGTAGAATGGATAGATGATGAGGGGCAAGAGCGATTTACCTTATTGCCAGTTCGTGCCGATTATGCCGAACACATCATTAAGGATAGGCTGAATATCATCGACTGGGTAAATCTGCCAGGAGAATACTATATGATTTCGCCGGTCATGGAAGCGATAAAGCATGAATCGGGCAGGGGTATTACTATTATAGCCCTTCAAAAGAATCCTGGCGTTGAGTATGGACGAGGTGGCAACCTGACTAAGGATTTTGCGGATTGCGAATTATTGCTGGATAAATTCGGTGAAGGCGGTGAGGTTTTACTGACGATAGGCAAGGTTAAAGAGTATCGGAGGCCAGTTACGGGCAGAACATTTGCTTATCAGGTGGCTGATGGTGTCAAGGTAATGAACTTCCGTGAGGTTGTTAAATGCCTGCCCTGCAGAGGGACGGGGTTTACACGTAGCGGACAGTGTGAAGCCTGCGATGGTAAGGGTAAAACAAATAAGGACTTTTAGGGACCTTAACAACTAAATAGCTTGCTCGGCTCGGAAGAAGCTCATTGCAACTCCACTCGGGAAACGCTCATTGCGAATCCCTGAGCCGAGCAAGTGCCTGAGCTGGGGATGAACTGGGCGTTGAGGTTCATGACTGGGAAACCCAACGCAGAAAAGGCCACAGTTCTGCCCACCAGTGCGGAAATGCGGAAGCTCGCTAAGGATAAAAGACTACGAGAGGCTAGTTCAGTAATAGCGGAAGGCTCAGGCAGTGCCAGCTACCCTAGCAATAGGGCAAGGACTAACCTAGAGCGGTAGGAGTTCGGGACCGCCGTAAGGTGCGGGCGATCGACTTTCCTACTAGCTGGCCCGCGACCCCTGCTGGTGTCGTGTCTGAGGGCGACTTAAATCAGGGATGGAGTAGTGACGAACCGAGCCAGCAGGGGCAGAATAACTTAACAGGAGAGTAAAATGAAAAAACTTTATAAAGTTGAGGCAAGTTGGTATGTCATGGCTGAAGATGATTCTGAGGCATCGTCTTTTAAGCCGCATGATTTAATGGCTTGTGATGTACTTGCTTTTGAAGCCGCAGAGGTTGGCGTTGATTCAAGTTGGTGGGACGCTATCCCGTGGGAAAGCGACAATGATAAAACCTGTGGACAGATAATGAAAGAATTGGAGAACTCTAATGGATAAAGAAGCAATAGAGACGATAGCACAAAACATTTGCTCTTGTTGTTTCTATCAGCACCCGGATTGTCCATTCCCCCTTGAGAAACCTTGCCAAGCTGCTCGCCACTTTGCTGAAGAGTTACTAGCCGAACTTACGTCTCTTGGCCTTGTCCAATTAGACCTAAACCAGAGATTGCCGGTACAGGCACACTATCTGTCTGAGATGGGGAAGTTTAGTGATACTGAAAGAAGGGCTTATAAACGAGCCCAACAAGATATGCTCACTCCAAAGAACGGCACTGTCTGGGCAAAAATAAAATGTCCTGATGCGGGATTTAGGAAGGTGAAAAAATGAATGAACTACTGACACCAGAGGAAATGAAGAAAATTCAACGAGAAGTATATGAACTTGATATGGGTATTCAAGAATATAAACAGGTTCTTAGTGAACGAACAGCCCAAGCCCAACATTACAAAGACACTCACCCGCCTAAGCTTGACAAGCCAGATAGTGAAGGACTTTGGTTCTATACTCGTCCTTATAATGATACAATATTTCTGTGTGTGGTGTGGGATTTTAATGGAGAACTTCGCTACAAAGAACTCTGTGAGATATCTTACGATAGACGATTTTTTCTCTGTGATACCGAGGAGACTTCTTGCCCTATCAATGACAAATATTGTAAGGGATATAATTGGCAACGAGCCATAGTACCTGAGTAGGAGAAGACGATGAATATATTGTGTAGATTTGGCTTTCATAAATGGCTTGAGTGGTTTATAGATACAGAAGATTTAAGTAGGGGTTCTTACAGGGAGTGTCGCAGATGCGGGAGAAAACAGAAATACAGGTTTTATAGTAACTGGACAGACGGATGGGCTGATAATCCAGGAGATTTATCCATGACACACAAAACAGATAAACCTAAAACGGCTGAGAAGTGTCCTATGTGTGGTGAATATGAATCTCACTTTGTCCCACCTTGTTTGGGCAAAGAAGGATTTTTTGTGTGTAAACCTAAACCAGATAAACAGATAAACACACCCCTCAAGGTAAACCAAGACTGTGAATCATGTGCCTTACACGAGGCTATGAAACAGGAAGTAGCCAAGGGGGTATTTGATAGGATTGAAAATGCTGGTTTTGGCATACCATTGGCACTAACTAAGCAATCCCAAAAAGACTATCAGCAACTTAAAAAGGAGTTTGGATTATGAAGAAGAAACTACATGAAATAAAAAGACTGAGAAAGCTGGTTGATAAATTTGTTAGCGAATCTGAGCATGAGGCAATAACCAATCAGGTCTTAAAACTAAAACATGAGGGCATTTCTCCTGCAACCTGGGTAATGTTTGGTATAGACCACGGACAAATATTCTTGATGGATAAACTTATTATGTGCAAATCCCAGATAGAACAGGAAACAGCCCAGAAGATAAAGGCAGGGATTGAGAAACGCTTTGAAACCAAAGACGTGTCATTCCCTTATTCTGATAAAGTGCAAACTTTTTACCAAATTTCTCAGCCGGTGTGGCAACAATTCTGGAAGGAGTTTGGGTTATGAGGAATGAACTGATAGGAGTCTTAGAGGCTGCCTACCCTGACGTCCAGGACAGGAGGCAACACGAAAAAGCAGTCGAGCAAATAGAGATACGCTTTGAAAAAGAGACCAGCAAAAGGCTCATTGAGGCTCTGGGGATATTCATGGCAGCCTATGAGGCGAAAACAAAAGAGTACGGCGATGATGTTTCTGCGCCGGCATTTCAAAAGTATGGTGAGGGAGAGTAATAATGCCATTACCAAAAGTTGACACAAAGGAATGGGGGGCTGAGGTTAAGGCCTACCTTTCTTCCACCCCTGAGTGGAGAGATAAGCGAGCCAAAGAATTAAATATGCAGAGACACAGCTACGAGAAGCGCATGAGGGAGAGGGGAATTAAGATGAGTGGTGGGATAGTCCCACCGCCTGAACCGGAAAGAGTCGAGCGTATCCCTTACCCCGACCTTAACATAAAACCATTCAAGCCTGCGGCGAAACAGAGGGATGAAGAGGATATTATTCTCGTCCTATCTGACCACCACATCGGGCGAGAGACATCGACCTACAATCCCGCCATCTACAAAACCCGCATGGATTACCTTTTAGATTCCGCCATGACTATTATCAATCTTCACCGCCCGATTAGGAAGGCTTATGTTTTTGCTTTGGGTGATATGGTTCACGGCGAATCAGTCTACAAGGGCGGGCACATTGAGGAATGCAAGGTGGGAGCTTATGGGCAGATTCACGAACACGCCGTACCTGTCTTGAGCGAATTCTTGGCATCTTTGTCTCAAGGTGTTAGTGAGATAGAATGGTACGGAGTCAGGGGCAACCACGGGCGATATGACAAAACTGCTGTAACCCGCACTAACTGGGATAATTTCCTTTATAAAGAATTGGAATCACAACTTAAGAACCAAAAGAACATTAAAATCAATGTCTCTACCGATTTCTACCAGCTCGTAACTATCCGAGGTTTCCGCTTTTTCCTGATACATGGCGACCAAGTGCGAGCCAATCAGGGCGTTCCTTTATTCGCTCTCAGGCGGAAGTACCAAGAGTATTATGCTTATGTAGGCGGATTCCATTATGCCTATAACGGGCATTGGCACGTTGGCGGAAAAGACCACATCAATTCGATAGCTGATTATACAATGTGTCCGCCGTTGGTTACTGGTGATGAGTGGGCATTAGAGGTCATCGGCAGAGCATCTAGCCCTGTCCAATTAGCTTGTGGAGTTCATCCTCGGTACGGACGCACCTTTGAATACCACCTGCAAACCGATAAGTGCTTCTTGCCCCAACCCTTTGCAAATGGGGGGGTTAGTATTGACAGACCCAGTTGAAAGGTGTACCATAAAATGAGCGAAAGGGGGTGATGTGAAGTGACGCCATTTGACGATCCTCGGCGTACCCCTACCGGGCAACAGTCGGGACACGGAGCGACTTAAAATAACGAGCCTGTTAAACAAAAGTTGAATAACAGAAGTTCTTATTAAACAAATGTCGAGTAAAGTTTAACAAAAGGGTGGCACCAACCCGTACCTAAATTGGGTACGTGAGTACCTGAATTGGGTACGGTAAATATACAAGGTAATCTTACAAATTAAAAGGAGGTTTTCAGGCATGGAGATTCAGGACATATTGTGGCCGATTATAGCACCAATGTACTATCTTGTTAAATATTGCTTTGTTTGGATATTTGCAGGAAGTATTGCTGTTATAGTCTGGAACATCAAAAAACGAAAATCATAAATAAAAGTAAAAAGGAGGAAAAACAATGAACATTAAGGAAATTGCAGCAGGAGTCATAGACTTCATTAAGGGGCTGATGCAGCCAGCGATAACATTTGTGGCAATCGTTGTGTTTCTCACGCTGGCTAAAAGCGGGTATGACCCAGACAAAATTTTCGCAGTAGTAGGCGTTGTGATTCTGTTCTGGTTCGGTTACACCGCAATCAAAAACTTCAACTTCAACGGCAAGAACGGGACCGAACCCCCAAAAGCTAACGGCGGACAGGCAGTAAATTCTACTGCGGATGCGGTAAATAATACTGCGGTGTCCGCAGATACCGTTAAATTAGCAGGCAAGGGACTTGGTACTTTTGACCGCAAGAAATTCATAGACGAGGTCTATGCCGATGTGGTGGGGAAGTACGGCAAGAAAAACAAAAACAACTGTACGGTATTCTACGAGGCGCAGGACAAAATATCCGGCGTAGCCGCTCCCTGGAAGTTCAGCAATAAGCAAGCCCTAAGAGAGGCCTGGGCGTGTGTTAAAGACTTGGCAGAAAACGCTTTCTTCGAGATTTGGGGGGCTACCTATGCGGACGCTTTGGCTAACCTAGACAATGAAAGTGGTTGCCCGACTTGCAATAACCCCAAAGCCTGCACGTTTTCGAACATAGACTCAAAGGCTAGATACATGGGTATGGAATACTACGCCATACTTCGGGATTACCGCAGGGTATCTAAAACCTTAGCAGATTTGGGATAAGCTATGAGAAAATTACTCTGGCTTATCCCTATCCTCTTGCTCTTGTCCTGCTCGCCTTGCCCACCGTGTGACCAGCAATCATCCTACAGGGATGGGCAGAATAGCATCCTTTCAAACCTGAACGTAGAGAGCATACCCGACTCCATTTATAAGGAAATCTACGATATGGGGTACAGGCACGGGCAGATGTGCCCGTCCTGTGACCTCTGTATCGTGTACCCCGAACGTCAAGCGGTATTTGACTTTCTAGAGACGGACAAGACAAATGAGCTGGAATATTCCCTAGAGAATAATTGCGCCGAGTTCGCTGATATTCTGATTGAACACGCATGGGCGAGCGGAATCCCAGCCTATGTTTGCCAGGTGGATTGTAAGGAATGGGTAGACAGTAGTGGCAACCAGGAAAGCCACATAATCGTTGCCTTTGCCATCTGCGAGGATCGTGAAGTGAAATTACTTTATATCGAACCGCAGAATGACGGTGAGGTAAAAGACCTCGAGGTTGGCAAGCAACCATACATTTGCAAAGACGCCTTCTGCGAGTTTACTAATATCACAGTTACAAAGGTTAGGGTGTTTAGATAGGGAGGATAAAATGGATATAGCTCTTATTGCATTTTTTGTTGGACTCTTTTTGATTGGTGCGGCTGCGGGTTACGTCTGGGGCAGATGGGATGGAGCAACAAAGGGTTGGCATTGATGTGCAAACTATTCACACCGCCAACGGTTACTACGGTAATGTCCTCCACTACGGTATTCGCAGGCTTTAGTGGGCTTTCAAATACCGGCGCAGAGGACGAATGGTACCACTGCGCTGAAATAAAACAGGTTATGCAATGGTGCTATGCTTGTCGGTCAGAATGTCCGTCTTATGAGTCCAATTCAGAAAGTGAACAGGGTTTTAACTGTGATGATTTTGCTAAGTGTTTTGCTGCCTATTGCCGGCGGAAGAAATACTCTAACGCAGTCTGGGAAGCCTGGGGTGATTGTGATGGCGTATCCCATGCTTGGAGCGTTGTTCAATGCCCAGACGGGAAGTACGAGATAGAACCACAGACAGGTGTAGTCTGGCCTTTCAAGAGCAATCCCAATTACAAGGCAAGAGTAATAAAGTAATCCAACACTGATGGAAAATGAAAGACCCTGACGACAACATAAAAACGTATCCCGATATCCCAGGGATACTCGATTCTTTAGAGAACCGTTGTATCTTGCTTCGTCACATTATCCCCCTTACAGAACATCAGCCCGAACTAGAACGGTGCATCTTTACCCTACTGGAGGATAACTACCGTACCTGTCAGGTTTTGGTGGACGCCTTCGCCATTGATGGTGAGGAGTGACCTGACGCCCTGTAGTTCGATTTTAAGCCCCTTAAAGGCAAAACGAATAGAAAGACACACAACCAAGTAAAAACAGGGAGAAAAGATGACAGACGAAATAAAGCGATGTTCTTGCGGACGGGTAGCCAGATTTATGATCTGCAAGGTTGACAAAAAAACAAATATTCCGGGCCCCTCGTTGCCTGTCTGTGGAACATGCGACAGTGAAATCGGCATAAAGAATCTAGTTGCATGTGGTGTTGGAAGGGGTGAAGCTGAGAAGATAAACCGAGAAGTAAAGAAGGTAAAGGCGTGAGAATACCTATTAGACTTCGGATGCTATGGCATGTGCTTTTAGGCAGACCCCTAATCTGGAAATGTAAATTTGATTGTAGGAATACGCCGGGGGTTATATTGGATGCGAAGAATCGGAATGTTATGATTTATGACTGCCGTTTTGCGGGGGACTCTCAACATGATATTAGCTCTTGACTGTGCAACAAAGACTGGCTGGTGTCTATGGGACAAGGGGGGGGTTGTGGAGTCGGGCACAGAGGACTTCAGCAAACAACGTGGCGAATCCAACGGCATGATGTTTCTAAGATTCAGAATATGGCTTACCAAGATGCTTCTTCGGGATATTAACCTTGTTATCTATGAACAGGCACACCACAGGGGCGGAGCAGCTACTGAAATATGTGTCAACCTGACCGGCAGAGTTCAAGAGATGTGCGAAGAGTTAAGGATTGAATATACTACTATTCATACAGCCACCTTAAAGAAGTGGGCTACTGGATGCGGTAATGCGGATAAGGGGGAGATGATGGTTCGGGCTGGCATAGAGCTAGGTCGCAGACCCGTAGATGACAACGAGGCCGATGCCGTCCTTATGGCAAAGTGGGCTTCGGAGAAGTACAGTTAGACTGAATTATTCACTGCATTTATGTGGGGGAAAATATAGCTTAAAAACATTCCAGCAATGCGGACAGTATTTTGGTACGAAAGCAGTCGTCCCCTAGAATACACCTCTTGTAATTAAAGCAATAGCCAATGTACCAAGATTAGTTACCACAACAATTATTAAAGCATTACGAAGTGAAATAGAGCCTTGTAATTTAGTATTAGCTAACCCGTTCTGAACAGTCTGGCGTTTCAAAATACTTTTTATCTCGTTGCCATGTTCTGCGCATGGGAGCTTGTCGATCTTCCCGTCCATCTCCCCTACTTGCTTTTCAATGGCTTCTACTGTCCCCTGTAATTTACCAATCATAAGTTCTATCGAATCACTCATTGGACTTATCCTTTCGCTTTATCCTCTAGGACTGTTACCTTATCCTTTAGGTCATCAATCTCCTTCCCGAAATCTCTCGGCTCTTTATATTCCGTCAAGACTAATCCGAGGTCGTCAATAAACAAGTCTTTCTCCACCGGTTCACCATCAATATCCTCGTATTCTCTGTGGATGGTTTTGTCCTCACACCACACATAACCCGCTTTGGATAGGTCGTTGATTATTACTGTCCCGTCAAGCAGGAGTTTCCCCTTGTCCTCTTTGACTTTAGGAAAGCCCCTAATCGCTTGGAGAAATCTCCTGTCTTTCAAAAGATAAAGAACTATCATGCTATGTAAGCTCCTTCGGTTGTACCAACGGGGTCAACTGGGGTAATGGCATTGTTAGTTAAATAGGCCGTTTCGATTGCGGAGTTATACGTGGCATACAGTCCTTTAGTAACGGAGTTCTCAATGGTAGACCTTGATATATAAGCCCAACTCATTTCTTCTGAGACGATGGCGGCAGAGAAGTCATCAATATAACTATAAGACACTAGCCCCCCTGCAAACCGATAAACATAGAATCCGTTTCCCGTCCCGTTCATAACACCGTATCTGGAGTCGGCATAAGAGCCAGAGGATGATACTATTGTTCCCGTACTCCCCACACCAATATAACAATAGTAGGTATAGAGAAGGCTGGTTACTGATGCCAAAAGACCGCCATCACAATTCTCAAATATGCAACCGTATAACCGCCAGTTGCGGCAGGAAGAGATATTCAGGCAGTAACCGTCCGAAAAAGTAACACGAAGACCGTTTATGCGAACATTGTTAATACTCGTAGCGGAGAAACAGGCATTCCTTGCCGTCCCCGCATCAGTCCCGTTATCAGACCCGCTTATTTCAGATTTAGCAATAGTGTATCGCCAACCCGTTGTCGGGGTTTTGGTTAATGTCGTCCCCACGTTATCAGGCAGTCCTGCAATATCATCTACCGTCCCGATTTCATAATCCTGCGCTCGACCATTAGCACCGTTGAAATCTTCTATAAAAACCCTATCCCCAATTTCCACATTGGCTAATAAGCCCGTATCTACAATCTTCCCCGCTACGGCATTGGCTTCACAGTCACCGTACCAGTAATATTCAGCTTCTATTACGAGTGAGCCTAGAATCGCATGTGCGGGATTTACCGTAGGGTTGGAATTCAGATAAACAGTTTCTCTATATGGGGTAGCCTCGATAACATAATCCTCGTTACCATCAGGGAATGTATCTGCGGCTAGCGTTACGTCACCAGCATCATTGTAAGCCGTGATAACCCCCCACGTTCCGTCAGTTACATTGAAAACCCCTTTACCCACATCACCAGCCACGAACTGGGAACTGGTATCGTCCTGTAAATGATTGGCTACGTCGCCGTCGGCTGCGCCTGTTTTCTTTGTGCCGTTGCAGACTTTTATTGTATAGGCGTGTAAAATAATATCTTCCATTGAATCTACGGCAGCTTGGATTGTAGTGAATCCATTAGCTTTTGAGGTTCCGTCATCATCTCCCACGGCTTCACCCCAGACATAGATTATTTTATCCGCAGTAGAAACCGAGGCGATTGTTCCTGTGCCTACACCATGAACACCTGTGGCAGCTGCGTTATGGTCAAAAGCCCAGTTAGAACTTATGGGTGCGGTGGTTTCGCCATCAACAGGAGCATCATCTATGTCTACTACCATTAGTGCCCCAGCAGCAGCCACGTTAGCAGCATCGGTTACATCAGCGGCAGCTTCTATGCCAGCTAATTTCGCCGCATCACCAACCGCAAGGCCAGCAGCTTCACTGGCTATGAATACTGGGTCAGTCTCGGCGTCATTTACCTGTGCTCCCGCCTCAATACCGTCAAGTTTAGTTATCTGTGCAGCCGTAGCGTGCCCCTGCTGGGCAGCCGTGGCATCCTTGACGCAATGGTCGTAAAAAGCATTTGAAGTCGGGGCTAGTTTTACTTCTGCATTTGTGCCGCCCGCCGTATCATCCAGGTTGTACCGTGTGGCTGTACCGCCGTCATTGAATGCCCCTGTCCCGAAACCATCATCATACAGGTCGTTGTTAATGACTAGGTTGCCATCGCAATTCGCATTGGCGATATTGATTCCGTAGCGGGGTTTTTTGGTTAATGTCCCGGCCCTACAAGTGTTTCCCTGAACATTGTTGTAGTTAGCGTCATTGTTCAGGCATATATCATCGTCAGTATTAGTTGTATCCTGTGAGTTAGCCGTGCAAATGTTCCCGACAACATTATTATTATTCCCACCGTTAATATAAATTCCTTCCCCGCCGCTGGTACGGACAACATTGTTGGAGACATTGTTATGCTTCCCGTCAATCTCAATTCCTATGTCGGTACTGGACTGAACGGTATTATTGGAAACATTGTTATTGTCCGCATCGACATAAATCCCATAGTAGTTATTCTGGAGGACATTGCCTGAGATGGTGTTGTTAGCAGGGTTTTCATCATTCCCCCTGATGTCAATTCCCGTATCATCGCTTCCCTCAATGACATTCAACGATATGGTGTTATTGCCGCCATCAAGGTAAATTCCCTTAAAGCAGTTCTGGATTATGTTCTGGGATAGCGTGTTGTTATTACTGGTATTAACATCAAGCCCCTCGTAATCATTATCCTGAAGGGTGTTATTGACTATGCGGTTGAAATCGGAATTAACCATGCGGATACCGTCATGGTAGCCAGCATTATTTCTTCTTATGTATGTATTGTAGACTACGCTATAATCCACATAGCTAAACGAGATTCCAACGGAACTAACGGTAGCCCCGTCTATCTGTAAATCGGAAATTGTTATACCTGTCTTTTCTGTTCCACTTCCACCAACAGCACTCAAAAATACAAGGCTGGCAGTAGCGGTGGTTAAAATGGTATTGATGCCGCAGCCTCTCAATGTCTGGTTAGAATCAAGTGTGATGGCAACCTGGCAATTATAAGTCCCATCAAGTAACCTAACCTCACCACCTGTTGCGGGCAACGCATCAAGTGCTGCCTGGATTTCTACATGGTCATTCGTTCCATCGCAGACATAATCAGCCCCAGATTTTAATGCAGCCACCGTATCATTGGCAGCTACGGTAAGGGCGACTCCACCACCAGCCTCAGCATCTACATAGGCTTTGACTGATTGTTGGGTAGGGACTTTGGTAGCATCATTCCCCAACATATCATCTTGGTCTAATACCCACCCACATGCTGAAACATTGGTGTCTGCATTGGCAGTGTATTGTGTATGGTCATCATCTGCCAATCCAGTTAAACCTCCGTGGTCGGCAGAAATAGGACTTGCTTCTAGAAAAATATCATTCCGCCATTCTACTGTAAACGGTGCTTTATAAATCTTGATATGGACTACCGTGCCCGCATCAGGCAGTGCGGTGAAAGCAGCCTCTCCATTAGTATCGGTGTACTGTGTCTCGGCAACCGCATCAGTCGTGGCGTTAATACCCTCACACTTTATACCAAGTAAAGGTTCACCTCTTTTATTAACTACCTTCTTTAGATTGAAAGCTCTAGCCATCTAATCTCCTAAACTGTATAAATTATTGTCAATTTGGGGCGGTATTGCGGTTCATTATAATATGCAGCTCCTTCAGCGAAACAAAATCTTGTCCACTCATGAAGATATGTGCCACTACGTACGCCACTGGTATCAGGTTCTACATCTGCGGCATCATAATTAGCATTACGTACTCCTATTTTGGTAAGACCAGTTTTAGAGATAGCTGCCAATCCCGTACTGTTAAGTACGAAGGGCATAGAGTCCCCCACATTAGAACCCCAATTAGCATAAGTTATGGGAGTATCACAATAAGGAGTAGTGCCAAATGTATTAAAATCTGCTCCTATTAGTGTTGTTGCGGATGCTGGATTGACGGAATAAATATTTGTGCTAGGCAATAGAGAGTTGTTATCACATTTCCATTGGGATGTAATATCGCCATTGCCACAGTAAAGTGTTAAAGTTGCCGATACAATAGATGCACCGCTTCCAATACTTGACGTGTCAAAACAAACAATGCTCCGTCTTATATCAATCCATACAAAGCCGAGTGTTGGATTTTTATATCCATACAACTGAATTTCTGCCATATAGTTCTCATCATAATCCCCGAAGGGATCAGACGCACTCGGATTTATCCCATCATGTACTGCCGCCCAACTATAGTCTGGTGCAAGGTACCAACCTATAATCATACCATCCACAGACGAGACTTCGGGGTGTGCATCTGGATAAAAGTCAACATAGAATGTAGTACCTGCCGTACCTGCCACAAAACTAGCATCAGAGCCATTCACGGTTGAGTATTTGTTTCTTGCTTGTGCCCGATAATGATATGTAGTACCGACTGTTAAGCCCGAAAATGTAGTCGAAAACGTGGCATTTGTTAATTTGGCTGTCTGCCAAGCCGTATCAGTACCGTAAGAGGTTGAAGTTCCAAACTGGAATCTAACAGAACAATCACCCCCGCCATCATAGGTTAAAGTACCATTAAGTGTGGCAGAACTCCCCGCAATGCCCGTTGCCGCATCTGTTTGAACCGTGGCGGCTACTATATCATAAGGTTCGGGGTCGCCATACCCTCCCACTAAACCTGTTATCCCTGCAAAGGTTGGTATCCCTTTGAACATTCCCATAAAAGGAAACCATAAATCGGAATCGAGGTCAGACATTTCTCTGCCTTCTATCGCTCGATTCATAACCTCATCTACATTCCTGGTAATATCTTCTTCGTGTGCATCTACAACTACAAATCCGAGATTGTGTAATTGTGCCCGTTCCATTCTGGCTACGGCAGTTTGATTAACGCCATCATATAAATCTGCGTTTCTGATTCGTAAGGCTAGGTTGAAGTCAGGGACAATAAAGGGGATTATCATGCCAGCAAGTTCACTTCGCCCACCGATTAGACTTGATTGAAAGTTATAATTGATTCTCTTGTTATCTAGCCAGGTGGCAATTTTGCCTTCGGTTTCGGTCATTAAGTTGGGCACTATTCAACCTCGGAAACAGTCACATTAAATTCTTTTTCTCTGGCATATCTATCAAGCCACTTTTTGCTAGGCATAGAAACCACTCTCGCATATTTAGTTGATATGCTTAAATCACCATCAGGGGAAAAATTTACTAAGGTCGAAGTATCCCTAGCAGTTTCTAACCAACTGATAATCTCTGGGGCTTTGTCACCCAATGCCGTGATAGTAAACTGCCACGCAGACACACTCGCCGGCAGGGCAAGATACTTAAAGGCAAAAGCCCTTATCTTGGGAGTGTTGGTTGTCGTAGCCCCTCTGGCAAAGTCTAACTTAAATCTAATATCGTTGAACGAAACTCCTAGATTAGTTCCGAAAGCAATAGAGGGATGTGCGGATGTGGTGAAATCCCCAAGCGAAGTCCAGTCCGCATCATCATCGGCCTTGTAAGAAACAGTGACCTTCTCACTGGCATTTAAGTCCTGCGTTAAAGCCTCAACCCGTAAAGCGATCTTGGGAATAATGGAAAGCGTGGATAATCTTGATAAATATAAACTACCAGAAGCGGCGTAGGTGTATCCCGAGACCTTAGTTACATCGTGGGTTAAATCTGGGAATTGGACATACTTAATATTCGTGCCTTCAGAGAACCACAGTCTGCCAGGTGCATAAAGAGAGGCTGGTGAATATAGTAGATGTTCAATGGCACTTGTTGATGTGTAAATCTGATGCCACCCTCCCATTGTTTCATGTCTTTTCAAAATAGAGTCTTTTGTTCCGCCCGCCACGCAGACTATAACCCAATGGGAGGTGCCTATCATGTCGTAAATATAACCCTGATAATCCGTGTCTAATCCGTCATCCTCATCGGGGCCGAACTGTGACACGCCGCTATTCGTTATCTTCGCTATTCCCATACCGGTTGAGATGTAAACAGAACCATTCCAATACATCCCGCATTTAGCTTGTGTGGTCAATGGGAATCTTACCTCTTGCTTATAGGCTTTCTTGGCATAGACATCTATGGCGTAAAGACCTTCAGCGGTAAGCATATATAAACACGGATCGCCAGTGGTTAAAAGTTTTCCTTCAAATAAATCCGTTACCGTAGTGTAGTCACCCGATAATGCAAAGGATGTCCATGTGCCATCAACATTCCCAACAGGAGAGCTATAAAGTGTAGTCCCTGTTGAGTTGATGCCCCAAAGTTTATCATCTAGTACGGCCATATATTTCATAGCACCACTTGTTAATGCCGCCCAGGCGCTTGTGCCGTGCCCCGCAGAAGTGTATCTAGCCGACGTGCCGTTGCAGACGACTAAATAATTATCTGTTTCGTCTTTGAAGGTTATGGCATCGGTGGGAGCA